CCCTGCGCATTTCAGGCTGTTCCAAGCGGCTGTCGAGCGCGAATCACAGCTGTTCAGTCAAGCCAACGAAATCCTGAAAGGTTCGCAAACCGGCAAGCGTAAAGTAATGCAGGAAAAGTTCGAAGACGCTGGCGACAGTTTCTCGCAAGCCGCTGCGCAAGCAATCACGGGCGGCTGGCAATCCTCGCTCACAGGCATGGCTTCTCGCGCGCTTTACAAGACCAGCATGACCGAGGACATGGCCGACAAACTGGCGACCATGCTCATGTCTACCGAACCCAAGGAAGTTGCCGCTGTGGTCAAGATATTGGAAGACTACGCCGAGCGCGCGATTCCGAAAGCTGCGGCAGCGACCAAGAAGGAAGTCGGTGCCACCACCGGGTTGACGGTTTCTTTCCCACCGCCGCCCACCGGTGAACGGAAAGAAAGCAGCATCGAGTCTGACCTAGAGTCAGAAACAGAAGCACCAACCACCAGCAGCATCGAGTCTGACTTAGAATCTGAAAAATAGCGCAGCGCGACAAGGACGGTTGCTGCTCCTCTCTCCGATACCGCCCTTGTTGTTCACCCCGCTACGTGCGGGGTGTTTTTTCTTCACACATCACAAAGTTGCGCATCTCTAAAATTATTTCTATGTGTTCGGCGGCTTCTGTTTGCCCATCAGCGCGCGCTTTTTCTATCGCCGCGATCAGTTCGTCTTGAGTGCGGCCCCAGTGCAAACCGGGGCCAAGGAGTTGGCGTATATACGCCCAAGGCATCAGCCCATGACGCGCGGCTTCGAGTTCCACGCCTTGTTGAATGCCTCGGGGGAGACACGCGCATGCAAGGCGTAAGCTGCATCAAGCCCTTGTTCCAAGGCTACGATGTTCATTCGAACGAATCGATCAGTTTCAATCATCTGTTCACAAGCCGAAATAGCGCCGCGTATGACACGCACGTCCACATTGTCCGTCCCAACGCGCTTGTCCAGCTCGGCAGCTTCGATCAACGCCGATAGCATCTGCGCGATCATGAAACAAATCCCCGCACAAGCCGCTCCGTCTTCCAATAGATAAAGCTGAATCTTCTGATCCACAACAGCTTGTTGCAAGATGTTGCGGGCGATGGCTCGTGCGACTGGGTTCATTCCGGCCTGTTTGTTCACTTTCTTGGGCACGAGCTTCATTCCTCGTCAATTTCGAGAACTTTCCGTAGACGTTTTATCCGTTGGGCTTCAAACTTGACCATATTTTCGTAGTAATCTCTCATGCGCTGACACTGCAACAGATTGCGGCGTGATTCTTCGTATTCTCGGTACGCAAGTTTTTCTGCGGATGGTTTCCTGAATATTTCAACTATCCAGTCATACCAATGCTCTTCCGCGAACGGCGCTGGGACCATTTCGTATTGTTCCGTGGCGCTGATGGTTCTGGTGCGTTTCCATTGCACGACGGCTTGATTTTTGCTTTTTTGAGAAAGCACTTGGAGCGGCGATTCTTCAATTATGCCGTCTTTTTGGTAAGAGCAAATGTCGTTCATGTTGGTCTCTTTCTGAGTTTGATGACCGGGGCCGCGCGGCCCCGGTTGCTGCTTAGAACCCGCCAGTTTCTCCAACTTCTGATGGGTTGTCTTCGTACTTGACTTGGACGCCGCCTTTGGCGATGTTGGCGTGGAATGCCTTCGCAGCCGCGTAGACTTCTGAACGGTCGACCTGACCGGCCAACTCAAACTTCACGCCGAACCATGTGCCCTTGTCGTTGCTTTCGCCCACTGACGTGACGCGCACGAAGTTCGCGAAGGTCGGCGGCGTATAGAGCTGGCCTGCGCCGTTCTTCAGCTTGACGGAGGCGAGCGCCGACATCAGCATCTTCGACTTCTTGATTTGCGTGGACGTCAGGGAAAGAAGCGCCTCACTCCATGCGCCGGTTTCCTGATCGATGATCAAGACGTAATGGTTGCGTGTGTCGTTGAAGCGGTCAGACTTCTCTGGATTGATCGACTTGTCCTGTTCAGGCGCGTAGAGCCGCCCGTCCAGCTCAACAACCTGACCTTTGGTGCGCATCTCTGCAACTTCCTCGGGCGAATAAACGCCGCGCAAGCCGCCGCCATTGGCGCGCGCGCCCCAACGCAAAAACTCACGACGGTAAGAACACGGAACGATGATCACGCCGTCTTTGCCGGAAAACAAGCGGCCTGTGACGTTCTCGAAAAACATACCTGCGCGTGCGCCTTCGAGTGCCGCGCCAGAGGCTTCGTCCACTTGCGGCGAACCCTTTTGCAGCAGGCTCAGAAACGGAATCGCGAATGATTCCTGACCGGCATTTTCCATGCCTGCGCCAGCATCAGCGGCGAAGTCCATATCAGCGACGACCAGCGCTGTCGCTTTTTCTTCAACTTTGGCGAGCTCTTTTTTGCTCATGGTGTACTCACTTTCTTGATGATTTTGAGGCTTAGAAACGCCGCCTCAATAAGCGTTCACTTCTTTGCAGCAGTGATCTTTACCTTGCTGTACGGGTGTATCCCGAACAGATCGAAAGGTATGGCCGTGCCTGCGGCCATTTGTTCCTTGACGAACGACTTCAGCGTGCTGGGGTGCACACGCTCAATCATCTCGCCGCCGATTTTCTCAGCACAAGCGACTGCTTCATCGCGCTGGTCGCGACCGAACTTGGCGACGACTTCTGTCTTGATCAAGCCGCCGAACCCTTTTTCCGTCAACCAGCCGTGCGCTGCTGCGCGGCGCTCTTCGCTGATGGAACATTCGACTTCTGGCTTGACTTCGATTGTTTCACCGGTCTTGAGCTTGAATGTTTCCAGTCCGAGCTCTTGCATCAGCTCAGGCAAATCCTCTTGCTCAACCCGGCGCATGTCTTTTTTGGCTGTTTCCAACTCACCTTCCAGCCGCGTGACGTTTTCACGCAACTTCATCAGCAGCTCAGCCAGCTGCACGGCACGTTGCAAGTCACTCATACGTTGGCCTCCACTGCGATGTAACTGTTAGATTGTCTGTCCCACTTCAAGATGCGCAGCAAGCCACCCGTCTTGCGCGCGGCGATGCAAGCCGCTGCTGCGATGAGCGATGGGTCACCGACCGCGATGATGTAGTCTTCCTCCGTGAAGTCTTTCATTTGGTCGCGCAAGGCTGTCACCAATGGGTTGATGTGCAGCCGGTTGGCGTTGGGCGGCAACATGACCACAACTTCGCCGAACGACTTGGCGTGATCTAGGTTGAGTGTGGGAACCCACAATTTTGTCGCCGGATCGTACTTGCTGGGTACTTGTGGCGCGTAGACTTTTGACATCACTTTTCCTTTCTAAATTTGTGAGCTTAATTATCCTTCGATTTCCGCTGGCGCGTCTCCCAGCACTATTGCCGCTGTGCGCTTTTTGCGTTGCAAATTACGCGCGATTTGTTCGTCTATTGTGCTCTCGGCGGCGATGTCGATATAAACAACATTGCGGCGGGTGCCGATGCGGTGCGCGCGGTCTTCAGACTGAAGTCGCGTTTCAAGGTTGAAGTCGTTGCTGAAGTAAAACACTGTCTCAGCAGCGGTCAGCGTCAACCCAATGCCGCCAGACTGAGGCTGGCCCACGAACACGCGCACGTCGCCATTTTGGAACTGGTCGACAGCGGCTTCCCTGTCGTCACGACTCACGCCGCCATGGTACTGAACGCAAGCTATGCCTGCATCGGTGAGCGCGTCACGGATGGCGTCCAACTCCTCCCGGAAGCGCGCCCAAACAATGAACTTGCCGTCGACGTCTTCCACCGCGTCCATGAATGCTTTCAGCCGAGGATTCTCGTCAGAGACATAACGCACGCCCATCGGGGTGTTGACGTAACCAGACGTGATTTGTTGAAGTTTGATCAACGCCGCCAGCTCGCTGACCGGCAACTCCGTGTTGTCGCCCAGATCAATGCGCAACTCATCTTGCATTTTGTCGTAGGCTTTTTGTTGGTCGCTGTTGAGCTCGAACGTGATCGTCTTGTAAATCTTTTCCGGCAAGTCCAAACAGTCCTTCTTCAACACACGGAACGACTGCGGCTCCAGCAGCTTTTGCAACTTGTCTAGGTTGCGCCACCGGGGCGAGCCGTCTGGATTGCGTGCGATGATTTGGGCGAACGCCGCGCGCGGATTGCGGCGCACCATGTTTTGCATGAGCGGGTGAGTGTTGGGCAACACGTCAGCGTATTCGGAAACGAACGCGCGGTAACTGGTCGTGCCCAACAAGCCACTTTCCAGGAATTCCATCTGAGCGAACACGTCCACCGGCGAGTTGGTGACTGGCGTGCCTGAGGCGATGCGAGCACCCTTGCAATAGCGTCGCAGCCGCATGAGCGCTTTTGTGCGCGCGGCGTCTGGATTCTTGATGCGCGAGCTTTCGTCCAGGAGGATGAGCGCGTTGCCGCTCAACAAAAATCGCTCGCAAAATTCATAGCCCTTTTTGGTCACCAGCGCGTCGATGTTGACCGCCAAAAAGCGCAGCGGAACAGATTCACCTTCGCGGCGCGGCCTGAACAACTCTTCCAACGACTTCATATGCCGCACACCAGCGCCCGAGCGCCAAGCGCGCGCAATGATGTTGCCTTCCATGTGGGTTGGTATCTCGCGGTTGACCCAGTTGAGATGCACGCCGTTGGGCGCGACAACCAACACGGTGTCGATGGTTCCTTTGGCGTAGAGTCGCTCGGCGTCAGCCAACAACGTCCACGTTTTCCCTGTGCCTTGTTCCATGAACAGAGCGTACGTCTTGCGGCCAACCATCCGCTGCAAAGCGTCCAGCTGATGCTTCATGCCTTGCGTTTTCATTTGCGTTCTCCTAAATTCACCAGCATGTCAACGATGTTGTTCAACCCAATCAACATCGCCGCTGACCTGAACTCGGCTGTGTTGTATTCGTTGACGTGGTCAGCGGTCGCGCCGCTGAACACAAACACCTCATCTCCCACGCCAACAACAATGAGCGAGATGCCGCCCCAGTTGCGCCAGTTCAAGTGCCAATTCTTTTGTGCTTGCGACAAACCGTCTTTGCCGAGCACCTTGGACGTTGTCCGTGTTGGCCACTGCGCCACATATTTCAACTCGATCGGGATGAAGCTTCCCTTCACCAGCGTGTCGACGTCAGGCCGACCGACGCCTACCAAATTTTCGATCCGTTCGGTATATACGCGACCGGCAGCAGCTTTACGCAGCCTGTCCCACAAGCGTTGTTCCGGGCGTCGACTCACTCAATGCCTCCTCACGATTCAATACCTTGACACGTTCGACCTTTATCATGCCGAATCCTGGAATCTTCCTGCCGCGCACGAGCAACACATCCTGTTCAGCCACCAACCGCTCCATAGCGACACGGCCCAGCGGCTCATACTTGAACCGGTCAATGCGGCAAATGATCGGGATGCCTGTGTCGTCCTTCAAGAAAAAGTCAGCGAACAATGTCTGTCCTGAGAGCTTGCGTCCATCACGCCGCGCGACCCGGACTGTTTCATTTTCGTCACGCAGTTCTTTCTTGGCAATTTTGCCGATGAACAAAACGTCAGCGCCGTCAGGCAACTTGTCAGCCGTATAAATCACAGACCCAATGCGACACCCATGCGCCACCGGGTCAGCATACCAAGCAGCGTAGTTGTGGCTGATTGGGTAGAGATCATTGAACTTGATGTGCGCTTCAGCGATGCGTTTTTGCAGTTTGTCGTCAACCTTGCCGAGCCGCCGCGCTTCCACTGCGGCGACTGCTTTGGCTGGGCCGAACCCGACAAGGTTCATGTAGCCGCCCACCAACTTGCCGTCTTGCACAGACCAATTGACGTCAGAGAGTTCAGGGTCGAATGCAACGTAGTTGACGCCTTCGCGCGCCATCTCACGCAGGATCTCCATGGTCTGGTCGTCGTCCTTGGCCGAGCGCAAGCACGCTGCTGCGTATTCCAGCGGGTGGTACGCCTTCATCCATGCGCACCAATAACTGATCACCGCGTACGCACAGGTGTGACTCTTGTTCATGCCCCAAGCGCCGAAGTTACAGATCTCGTTCCAAATGTCTTTGGCGGTTCTCTCATCAATGTTGTCTTGCGCCGCGCCAGCGATGAACTTTTCTCCTTGCTGGTCGAAATATTCTTTGCCCTTGCGGCCTGACATCGCCTTGCGGATGACGGTTGTTTCGTCCCACGAGAACTTGCCGATGTCGCGCACGATGCGCATCACTTGCTCTTGATAGAGCACCACACCGTAAGTGTCGGCCAGCAGCTCTTCCAACGCCGGGTGAGTGTAAGTCACTGACTCAACACCGGCCTTGCGTGCGATGTATTTGCCTGTCGCGCCGCCGCCGAGCGGCCCCGGTCTGGCCAACGCCGTCAAGTGGTCAACCGTACGGAAACTATCCACCAAGACCTGCGCGGAGATTGACCGCTGGCTTTGTCCTTCGAACTGGAATATGCCGGTGTATTTGCGCTGGTTGAATATGTCGAGCACCTTTGGGTCGTCGAGCTTCAATGCGTAGAGTTCGTCGGCGTTGGTGACGCCGCTGTCCTCGATGACGCCCAACGTGCGCAGCCCCAGCGCGTCAATCTTGAGTAGGTTCAGGTATTCACTGTCAGGCTTGTCGATGTGCGCCACACCATCCGCTCCAACCGTGCAGTATTCGTCCACCGGAACATTACAAACGATGACTCCTGCGGCGTGTACACCAGTGTGCCATGCATGATTTTCCACTTCGGACATAACCACCGCCTTTGGATTGCGTTCCATGAAACGCCGCCCGATGTCGGTGTTGTTGAGGGTGTCTTCGAGCCCTTTTCCATAACGTGAGTCTCCAGAAGAATATTCAATCAATACGTTGAGCAGGTCGAACCGCTCTTTGTCAGGGATGCCGAACCGCTTGCAGACCTCGGCCATCACGCTGCGCGGCTTCAGGGTGTTCACGTTGCCGATGCGCGCCACACATTGCCGCCCGTATTTCTCAGCAAGGTAGTCGAAACACTGGTCGCGCTTGGTGTCGGAAAAGTCGATGTCGATGTCGGGCAAATCCTTGCGCGTCAGGTCAATGAAGCGCTCAAACAACAGTCCGTGCGGGATTGGATCAACTTCCGTGATGCCCAACAAGTAACAAAGCAGTGACCCGGCTGACGAGCCGCGCCCCGGCCCCACCAGCATGCGCTCCTTGGCCCAAGCGATTAAGTCTGCCACCACAATGAAGTAGCTCTCGAAATTCTTCTGCTCAATGGCTGTCAATTCACGTTGCAACCGGTCTTCATATTCCTGCGGCCAAGCAGGCAAGTGACCGAGCTTGAGTCGACGCTGTCGCCCTTCCTCGGCCAGTGCACGCAAGTCACCGTCCACATGGATGATGGGCGCGGTGGGCAATGCCCCGGCACACCGCTCGGCGACTTCGTGGGTGTTGCGTACCGCTCGCTCCCAAGCGTCATCGTCCAGGATTTTCAGCGCCGCGCGCAACTCCTGATCGGAGAGGATGTGCTGCGGCGTTGTCGCCTCGCGGCCACCAATCGACATGAATGCTGCGTAGTCGCTTGGTTGAGGATAAAAGTTGGCGCTGCTCAGGACTAGGGGTTTTCCTGTGTTGCGTGCAAGCGCCAATGAAACTCTCTGTGCAATAGGAGAAGCCGGGTTCAGGTCAACATAATCAAACGTATCAGGGTCGGTGAGCGCCGCGCCAGCGAAGCGTATAACACCTTTGCTCTCGCGCAGCAGCGCGACAGAGTCAGCATCTTTTTGTCGGAGCGCCGTGCTCCAACGATAAAATGCGCGCGTGTCCTCGGCCAGCGCCCATGCTTGCGGCTTGCGCCCGTCTGGCAGCGTGACGGAAAACTCCGTGCCGAACAGCGGCTTGAACCCTTGCGCGGCTGCAGCTTTGGCCCAACGGACATGACCCCATGTGCCGCCGTCTACGATGCCTGCCGCTGGCGCGCCGAGCGCCTTCACCGCAGCGGCAACACGCGGAACAGGGCCGAATGCTTGCCGGAAACTGAACTCAGTGCGGCAACGCAGCTGTGGTAAGGTCATGCGCGCTCCTCAAATGCCATCGTGTGCAACTCCAAGGCGACAACCACTTCCACCAGCGCCATGACGTCGTCCAGCGCCCGGTGGGTTTGTGGCAGCGGCTTGTTCAGTGTGAACTCATAAAGCTCTGTCAACTTCGGATTGCGGCCCCATTGATCTTTGTGCAACCCGACGGTGCAATATTCTTGCGCAGGCCACGGGAAGTCCAGACAATCAATCCGGGCCAAGTCATTACGGATCATGGCTCTGTCGAACGGCAAGTTGTGCGCGAACACAGCGAATGCTTGCTCAAAGATGTGTCGCATTTGCGGCAACGCATCCTTGAATGTTGGTGCACCGACGAGATCCCCATTGGTGATGCCGGTGATCCGAGTGATCTCGTCCGTGATGTCCTCGCCGGGGTGCAAGAGTTGAGAGAGTGTCTCAACAACTTCGCCGCGCTCATTCAACAATGCCGCGCCAAGCTCGATGATTTTCGGTTGCTTGGCGAGCGGCGCTTCCGGGTGCAACGTCAACCCGGTTGTTTCTGTGTCGAATACGAGGACAAATTTGCTCACGCCGCATTCTCCCGACGCACGATGAACTTCAGGTCCACGCCCAAGATGGCGCGCGTGTCGAAGATTACGTAATGGTACTTGCGCTTTTGTTCAATCAGAAATTGATTGGTGTGGCTGCGCGTGAAAACTTCTTGCGCAACCTTGATGCCCATGGTGTTGAGCTTCTGACGGAACCGCTCCAGCTCTTCCTCGGTGCAGTGCATGCCGATGTGGGAGACGGTCGGTTGCCGCCCTGACATCCAGTTGGGGCCGGTTGTGTAGTTCAGAATCTCCAGCTCCAGCGGCTTGTCGCCCGGACGAGTGTTTTGATAGTTGAAGGACAAGTTGGCCTCATTGGTGCCAGACAATCCGAACACGCGCCCGTCAGCCACCACATGGTCTTCCACCCACTCATCCAACCCCAAGTCAGTCAATAAACTTTTCGCCTTGACTGGATCGGTGGGACAGATTGCAATTTGTTCAATGAAGAATTTCATTATTTCCCTTTCAGAATTTACGATGGTAATGACGGCGCATTGGTGCACAAGAAACTTCGGTGACGATCTCGGTCGGATGACCGTTGATGGTGCGGGTTGCGTAGATCATGACGGGCCGTGTTCCGGTCTCTTCACAATCTAAAATGGCGCTGATGACTTGGCCGCGTGACAGGCCATAAACGTGCGGCTCGACGATCAATGTCTGCTCCCAAGACTTGCGCTGCGGTGGGCTGGAACAAGCTGTCAAGAACAGCGCGGCGAAAATGAGTAGCTTTTTCATATCAAGCTCCATAAGGAAGAATGCAGCCGGTCAGGAACTTGTGACGCGGCTTGGTTGAAAGAAGGAAAGCAATGAACTCAGCGAGCTGTGCTGGGTCTGTTTCCTCACCTGCGAGCAACGCATTGATTTGGTATTGCTCTGCATATTCGCGCGTCCAGCCGCGATGCTTAATCACTTGTTCCTCGATGTCTTTGGACATTTCGGTACCCTTGAGCTTGTTGGGGCTGATGCCGAAGACGGTGATGCCGTGCCGCTTGCTTAACTCACGGGCCAGCTGCAACGTCATGATGTGCGCGGCCCCTTTGGAGGCGTTGTAGGCAAGAGATGTCGTCATCGGCATGTGCGACGCATTGCTCACAATGTTCAGCACGGTACCTTTCGACTTCACCAACGCCGGTAGCGCCCACTGCGTCATGCGGAAGATGCCCTTGGCGTTTATGTTCATCACGTCATCCCAGCTT